AACTGGTACTTGGGGAACAAAAACAAATACAAATTTAAATCTTATAGAACAAATTTCGGGTGGTTATGCTATCCAAACTTTAAATGCTGCAGGCACTGGAGCTAATACTACAACTTTAGCTAAAGCTGATGGAGCATTAGATGCAACGGTTGCGAGTAGAGTTATTATTTTAGGTGCAGTATCCGCACAAGCAATTACAGGAAATAAAATTGTAACGATGCCTGTTCTTACAGAAAATTTTTACATTATTAAAAACAGTACCTCTGGTGCTTACACTGTTCAATTAAAAGCAGCTTCAGGTTCAGGGGCCACGGTCACTTGGGCAACGACTGATAAAGGTTGGAAAATTGTTTACTTTGATGGTGTTGCAACAAACACAGGTGTTTACGATACAGGTTTTTCAACTTCAGCTGGAGATGTAACTCTTACTGGAACACAAACTTTAACAAACAAAACTTTAACAGCCCCTAAAATTGGAACTTCAATTTTAGATACTAACGGAAACGAATTATTTTTATTAACAGCTACAGGTTCAGCGGTTAATGAATTTACTTTAGCAAATGCTTCAACAGGTAATGGGCCAACTCTTTCAGCAACAGGTGAAACTAATGTTGGTATAAACATTAAACCTAAAGGAACTGGAGAAACAGTTATAGGTTCAGGAGCAGCAGCCGCAACACTTACTACAAGTGGTGCACATGATTTAGTTTTAGATACAAATTCAGGCACTAACTCAGGTACTATTACAATTACAGACGGTGCCGCAGGCGCAATCAATATTGCACCTAACGGTTCAGGTGTAGCTCAAGTTGGCGGATCAGCTATTAAAGTTGCAGGACTAGAGACTATATGGGTTCCAGCTTCAGCTATGTACCCATCAACAACTAATGGTGCTGACCCTCAACAAATTGAAACAACAGCTACAAGACCTGATTTAAAAGTATTAGATTTTGACAAAAATACAGACGAATATGCACAATTTTCAGTAGCTTTTCCTAAATCATGGAATGAAGGTACAGTAACTTTCCAATTTTATTGGACACCAGCTGGTACAAGTGTGGGTAACTGTGCAATAGAATTACAAGGTGTAGCTTGTGGAGATAGTGATACTATTGATGTTGCTTATGGAACAGCAGTACAAGTATTAGATGCTGGTATAGGAACAGTTGAAGACCAACAAGTTTCATCTGTAAGTGGTGCAGTTACAATTGCAGGATCTCCTGCCGTCGATCAACAAGTTTATTTTCAAGTAAAAAGAAACGCAGGTACAGGGAACGATACTTTTGATCAAGATTGTAGACTTTTAGGTATCAAAATATTCTATACTACTGACGCTGCTAACGACGCATAAGGAATTTAGATATGAGAGATTTAAAAAATAAACTTACATCAAGTAAGAACACAAAAAATATACAAAACAGAAAAGGTAAATCATTCGGTTATCAAGTCTTAGGATTTGGTGCTGGAGGAGAAAGTGTTAATCCTTTTATGCTTGCAACAGGTGGAACAATTACAGAAGATGGAGATTATAAAGTACACACATTTACCGGAGATGGAACTTTTACAGTTGTGTGTGCTGGAACGCCAACTGGAACAGGTGGTGGAGGCAGTTTAATAGATTATTTAGTAATAGCAGGTGGTGGTGGAGGTGGCGGTGACTATGGTGGTGGTGGCGGTGGCGGAGGGTATCGTACTAATAAATCTGGTCAAACCTCAGGAAGAAACTCTTCCGCTGAGGGTAGTGTAGCTTTACCATTAGGAGCCAAAACTGTAACTGTTGGAGCTGGTGGAGCTGGTGGAGTGGCTGATGCTTCACGAAGAGGAAATCAAGGAAATGACTCAGTATTTGATGTTGGTGGACCAGCTCAAACATCATCAACTGGTGGTGGTTACGGAACCGGTGAAGGTTCTAGTCCAGTATCTGGAGGTAATGGTGGTGCAGGTGGTGGTGGGTTTTATAATGGTAGCGGCGGCTGTGGAACAATTGCCCAAGGATTTGATGGAGGTAATGGTCAAACCGGCCCAGCATACACAGCAGGCGGAGGCGGAGGTTCCTCAGAAGGTGGTCAAAACGGGGATTCTTCAAGTAGTGGTCGTGGTGGAAATGGTTTAGCAAATAATATCACAGGTTCAAGTGTAACAAGAACAGGTGGTGGAGGCGGTGGTTTTTCATCTGACCAATCCAATCCTCAAGGCGCCGGTGGGTCTGGCGGAGGAGGAGCTGGAGGCACTTCTGCTTCTTCAAATGGTACTGCTGGTACAGTAAACACAGGTAGTGGCGGTGGCGGCTCTGGAGGAGGAGGTTCTACCACAGGTGGAGCCGGTGGTTCAGGAGTAGTAATAATAAGGTACAAATTTCAATAGGTAAATTATGGCACATTTTGCAAAAATATCAGAAAACAACAAAGTACTATCAGTTCATGTTATAAACAATTCAGACATGCTTAATGCTGATGGTGTTGAAGATGAATCTGTTGGTCAACAATATTTAGAAAAACATAATAACTGGCCAAGTCATTTATGGATTCAAACATCTTATAATACATGTGGTAACATTCACAATAATGGTGGTACACCGTTCAGAGGAAATTATGCAGGTAGAGACTATACTTGGGACGAAGATAATCAAATCTTTTGGCCTGAAAAAATTTACGCATCTTGGGTAAAACATAATGAATCAGCTTCTTGGAAATCACCTATCGGTGACGCTCCAGAACTTACAACTGAACAAATTACACAAAATACTTCAGTGGGAGATCCTCCTGTAGCAACTCATAGATGGCGTTACGTCTGGAATGAAACTAATACAACTTGGGACTTGACAGACAGAAACGCATAAATTAAAAATGGTGGTGGTATGCAAAAGAAAGTATTAAGTGAACAGTCAATTTATTTTGGCAATGTCTCAATGCCAGAAAATCAGAAAGATAGTTTGAATTTTGTACAAACTATAACTTATGAATATATCTAATTACTACTGGTATTTTACTTCTGCAATACCTCCAAAAATTTGTGATGACATTATAAAATATGGGTTATCACAATCTGAGACTATGGCAAGAACAGGGGGTTATGGTGATAAAGAATTAACTAAAGATCAAGTTAGAGATATGAAGAGAAAAAGAAACTCTGATTTAGTTTGGTTAAATGATACTTGGATTTATAAAGAATTACACCCATATATTCATAAAGCAAATAAAGAAGCTGGTTGGAATTATGAATGGGACAGATCAGAATCGTGTCAGTTTACAAAATATAAATTAAATCAATACTATGATTGGCATTGTGATTCTTGGGATAAACCTTATAAAAAAGAAGGACCTGATAAAGGTAAGATTCGAAAACTATCTATGACGTGTCAATTAACCGATGGTTCAGAATATGAAGGTGGAGAACTAGAATTTGATTTTAGAAACTATAGTCCACATATGAGAGAAGAAGATAAACATTTGAGAAGAGCAAAAGAGATACTTCCTAAAGGATCTATCATTGTGTTTCCATCATTTGTATGGCATAGAGTTAAACCCGTAACGAAAGGAACGAGATATTCATTGGTGATGTGGAACCTTGGATACCCATTTAAATAATATGTATATAAATAATTACTTTAACACAACAATTTGGTCAGAACAAAAACCAGAGTTTATAAAATCATTAACTAAAGCTTCTAACAAATATATTAAAGCTGCTAGAAATTTTCCAGAAGCTAAAGCACATATAAAAAAATTTGGAGACTTTGGAAGATCCTATCACTCAACACCCCTTACAACTGACAATGATTTTTTAGATTTTAGAAATTATATTGGCCAAAAGTCTTGGGAATATTTAGATCATCAAGGTTATGATATGCAACAATACACTACACTATTCAGTGAGATGTGGGTACAAGAATTTGCTAAAAAAGGTGGGGGTCATCATTCAGCACACGTACATTGGAATCAACACGTATCCGGTTTTTATTTTTTAAAATGTAGTGATAAAACTTCTTTTCCGATCTTTCACGAACCAAGAACGGGTGCAAGAACCACTAAATTAAAAATGAAATTAAATTTAAAAAAGATTCTTAATGGTAATGACCTTGTTTACTTTAGACCACAACCAGGTACTTTACTTATTTTTCCTGGTTATTTAGAACATGAGTTTAGTGTAGATTTTGGAATAGAGCCTTTTAGATTTATACATTGGAACATACAAGCTTTACCAAAAGAAATGGTAAAAGATGTTTAAACAAAAAAAATACGTAATTATAAAACAAGCAATAGATAAAAATTTAGCTTTATTTTTATATAATTACTTTCATATGAAAAGACAAGTATTAGATACCTGTCGTAATGCTAGATATATTTCACCTTATGAAACATTATTAGGTGAGTATGAAGGAGCAGAGGGTCAGATTCCACATACTTATTCAAACTATTCTGATATAGCGATGGAAACTTTGATATTAAAGTGTCAACCAATTATGGAAAAGGCTACGGGATTAAAATTATATCCAGCTTATACTTATGCTAGAATATATAAAAAAGGTGATGAACTTAAAAGACACAAAGATAGATTTAGTTGTGAGATATCGACTACTATGAATCTTGGTGGAGATGATTGGGCTATTTATTTAGAGCCATCAGGAAAAGAAGGTATGAAAGGTATTAAAGTAGATTTAAAACCAGGTGATATGTTAGTCTATTCAGGTTGTGAATTAGAGCATTGGCGAGAAAAGTTTAAAGGTAAAGATTGTGCTCAAGTATTTCTTCATTATAACAACAGAAAAACCCCAGGCTCAAAAGATAATATGTTTGACAAGCGTCCACATTTAGGGCTTCCTTCTTGGT